ATATATAAAAAAGGAAAAATACTATGTCTATAATTAAAGGAAAAGCCTATTGGGCTAAGTTAGATAGAGCAACCAATATGTTCGATGCTGATAAACCACGTTGGTCTATTGATCTATCGTTGGATAAGAAGGGTGTTGCTCTAATGGAAGAAGAAGGTATCCCGGTCAAGAACAAAGATGATGATCGCGGTACTTTCGTTACGTTTACTAAAGATAAATTCATGCAAGATGGTACTGAATTACCTAAACCACGACTAATTGATGCAAAGAAAAATGATATGTCTGGAACACTAATTGGTAATGGTTCGGTTGTAAAGGTAGCTTACTATCCATATGAATGGACCTATACTTTAGGAAACAATGCACGTAGTGGGATTAAAGGAATCCTTAAAGGAGTTCAGGTTCTAAATCTTGTGGAATACATTCCAAAAGATGATTTTGAAGAGGAAACTGGATTTGTTTCTAATACTCCTACTGAAGCTATAGAAATTCCGTTTGAGTAACATATGAAAGGAATAAGAACCGGGGGGATAATCCAGCAACATAAAGCTGAAGTCTCTCCGGTTTTTATGAATAATAACATGGGTAAATTAGATTTATTAATAGATGATATTAAAGATGTCTTTACAAATAATATACAGCCATCAGAAAATGACCTTAAGGAATTTGCTGATAACATACTAGATTCTATACGTGATAATTTTGTAAGATCAGAACATAAATCTAAAGATGCTATTAGATTCTCCAGTGTTGGTAAACCTAACCGACAACTATGGTACCAATACAATATGCCACATAAAGCTGAAGAGCTTCATGCCTCCACACGTATCAAGTTTATGTTTGGTCACATGATTGAACAGCTGGTGTTCCTACTTATTAAGACAGCTGGTCATGAAGTATCTTCCCAACAAGAAGAAAAAACCATTGATGGTGTTACCGGACATATGGATGGAAAGGTTGATGGTATTGTGGTAGATGTTAAATCAGCATCACCACATTCGTTCAATAAGTTTGTTAGTGGTAAACTATATCAGGATGATCCGTTTGGATATATAGCACAGATATCTGGCTATGCTGATGGAGAAGATGAGGCTGCTTTTATTGTGATGAATAAAGTAAATGGACATATGCATGTCTTTAATGTAGATTCACTTGAGATGATAGATTTTAGTAAGAGGCTTGCAGAAGTTAAAGAGATAATACACAATGATCACCCGCCAGAACGTTGTTATGATGCTAAACCAGATGGTGAAAGTGGTAACATGAAACTTAGAATCGGGTGTATGTATTGTGACTACAAAAAGAAATGTTGGGAAGATGCTAACTCTGGTAATGGTATAAGAGTATTTAAATATAAAAGCGGTAAACGTTATCTTACACATGTGGGGCGTGAACCAAACAAAAATATTGAGGAGTTATCGTTGTCATGATTGAACTAGAGATTCCATCTAAGGTTATCAATAAAGCTAGAAAACTATCAGATGAATTAGGTGTATTAAATAATTCTATAACCAAAGGACAAGGAAGTTTGGCTGGTTTTGTAGGAGAGCTTATGTTTAATTCGGTTGTCAAAGGAAAACTTGTTCATACCTATGACTATGATATAGTACTTAAAGATAAATCTAAGGTAGATGTAAAGACAAAAAGAACCACAGTAAAACCATTACCTCATTATAATTGTACGGTAGCTTCCTCTAATATTAAACAAGCATGTGATTACTATGGTTTTGTTAGGGTTATGGATAACTTCTCTAAGGTATGGATACTAGGTATGATGAAAAAGGAAAAGTTCTTTGAGGAAGCTACCTTTATGAAGAGGGGCGAAAGAGATGAGGGCTACGTATGCAGAGCCGACTGTTATAATATTAAGATAGAGAACCTAGATGACCTACCGAAGTAAAGCAGAAAAAGAATTTGCAAATGTCTTAGCAGATGCTAAAATAAAATTTGAGTATGAACCAAATAGAATACCGTATGTTATCAGTAAGACATACTTACCAGATTTTTATCTTGTTGACTATGGTTTTTATATAGAGTTTAAGGGATATTTTAAACCAAGTGATAGAACTAAGCACAAGCTTATCAAAGAACAACACCCACTTATTGATATAAGATTTGTTTTTATGGACGCTAATAAGAAACTTAACAAGACCTCTAAAACATCATACGGATTTTGGTGTGATCAACATGATTTTGAATGGGCTGAAAATAAAATACCAGATGAATGGTTAACGAAGAAAAAAAAAGTAGATTGTAATAATATTATTAAAGAAGCTGCTAAAGGTGTTCCGTGGGCTGTAGAGTTAATGAGGATAATAAATCAAGAAGAGCAGTGGAATGAGGAGAAGAAAAAAATAATAATACCTTCAGTTAAAAGAAGGATTCCTTTTTACATAGAACATAGGCATCTTTATCTCTCATATCAGACATTTTATTTTAGGTTTGATTGGCCTCCCGATGTTAGAGGTATTATTGGTCAAAGAGAGAAAATTAAATCTCTACATACCCACGACCTATTTGAAGCTCGTCTTAAGAGGGATGAGTTGCTTACAAAATGTAAATTATTAGTACACAAAGTTAGAACGAATGACAAAACAAGAAGAACAAAAGAAAACATACGTAGTATATAATAAGGATATTATTTCTAACGAGATATACTCTTCTATCACCAGCATAGGAAGTAGTACTTTAACTACATTCTTATCTAAGAATACACAGCCATGTCCTGAGAAACTTATGTTCTTGTCTGTAATCTACCAAGCTATACTAGATGCAACTCAAATAGAGAAAAAGAATGAACCAAAAGATGTTACTAAGAATAGAGAGGAAGCTATTGACTGGTTCTTTAACGAAGAACATGTTGATGATCTATCTCAGATATGTACCTTAGTAGATACCGATCACAATTATCTTCGTAGAATTGTCAAGAAAATTATCAATAAAGATATTCCATTCCATCGTCGTCGTATTAATGTTTTGATCAACGAATTAAATTTAGAGATGAACAGAAGGGATTAAAAAAAAATGAAATACTCTGAAGATCCTATGTATCCAAAACCTTCATCATTAACAAAAGAAAAACAATCTGACACAGCTTTAGATAAACAGATAGGTGGGAACCATTATAAAGAGATGAGCATCCAGCCCATCGAATATATTGTCAAGAATAATCTTGGTTGGTGTGAAGGAAACATAATTAAATACATAACAAGACACCATCAGAAGGGTGGAGAAGATGATGTTAGGAAAGTAATCCACTATTGTCACTTATTAATGGAGCTTCACTATCCAAAAAACACTAAATCCTCCTGACGGGCCTCACAGCCCCGTACAGAAACATCTCTCCTTTTCGGGTATGTTGCATCATCTACTGGTAGAGTTGCGCGTCCTGAGCGATCCTACGGCTATAATTTTACTAGAATAGTGGTGAAGTCCACATCAGTCAACAAGTTTGGAATAAAAAATTATGTATGGACCAATTGTGCCGGTTTGTGAACAACTACATGCCGATAAATATCGTTTACCTAATGAGTCATTTGAAGAAGCTATGTATAGAATTACATATGCGATGTGTGATAATGATGAACACTCTGAACAACTCAAAGATATTTTTCTGAATATGAGATTCATGCCAGCTGGTAGAATCCAATCAGCTATGGGGAGTCCACGCGATGTTACTTCGTTTAATTGTTTTGTATCTGGCATCATTGAAGATAGCATGGAAAGTATCATGGCAAAAGCTACTGAAGCTGCTGAAACAATGCGTAGAGGTGGTGGAATTGGTTATGATTTTAATCGTATCCGTCCTATGGGGGATCGTATTGTTTCTCTTGATTCTTCTGCCAGCGGTCCTGTTTCATTTATGCACATCTATGATGCGATTTGTCGTACAATTGTTTCAGCGGGGCACAGACGCGGCGCGATGATGGGTGTCTTGAGGGTAGACCATCCGGATATAGAAACATTCATTCGATCAAAACAAAACACCAACGAACTAACCAACTTTAATATCTCTATAGGTATTACTGATGAGTTCATGGATTGTGTCGTAAGGGACAAGCCATTCCAGTTACGATTTAATGATAGGGTCTATAACGAAATTAATTCGGTGGCTCTGTGGGATGAAATAATGAGAGCCAATTGGGATTGGGCTGAACCCGGTGTCCTGTTCATAGATCGTATTAACCAAGACAACCCCCTAAATTATTGTGAGCATATAGAATCTACTAACCCGTGTGGTGAGCAGCCTCTACCCCCTTACGGTGCGTGTCTGTTGGGTAGTTTTAATCTTGTACAGTACATGGACGAAGGTACCTTTCTTTATGACAGACTAAAGGAAGATGTTGAACCTGTTGTGAGGGCTATGGATAACATCATAGACCGTACCAACTATCCACTTGACCAACAGGAGTCGGAAGCTAAAGACAAACGTCGTATGGGTCTTGGTATCACAGCTCTCGGTAACACCCTTACTCTTCTTGGATTAAAGTATGGTAGTCCTGAAGCTCTTAGATTTGTACGAAGAGTGTTGGGTATCATCTGTCACTCAGCTTACGAAGCAAGTTCTGATCTAGCCAAAGAGAAGGGTTCGTTTCCTTTATTCGATAAGGATAAATATCTTGAGAGTAGTTCATTCGTTCAGAGACTACCGCAAGAGTTAAAGAATAAGATAAAGACAAATGGATTAAGGAACAGCCACCTAACATCCATAGCTCCTACTGGTACCATAAGTTTTTGTGCAGACAACATCTCTAGTGGGCTTGAACCCGTGTTCGCACTAGAAGTAAACCGAACCTTAATAACAGAGAACGGACCAACCATAGTTAATCTTAAGGATTACGTCTATAACAGGTACGACATAAGAGGAGAGACTGTAGATGATCTTGATACAGATGCTCACCTATCCACGCAGATAGCAGCACAACCGTTCATAGACAGTGCTATATCAAAGACAATTAATGTGGGGGATGGGGTTACGTTTGAGGAGTTTAAAGAGATCTATAAGAAAGCATGGAAGGGTAAACTAAAGGGTGTTACCACCTTCCGTATTGCAGGAAAACGATATGGTATTCTAAACAAAATAGAACCAGCCACTAAAGAAGAATCCAATGGAGGTAATGCGTGTTTCTTCGATACAGAGACTGGTTCTAAATCTTGTTCCTAATCTTCAGGATAAATCACAGGATCTATAGGAATATTTAGCCGCACAATCTCCTCTGGATAAACCACAGGATCTATGGGAATAATATTCACAGGATCTACAGTAATAACCACAGGATCTATAGGAATCTTTGGCTGCACAACCTCTTCAGGATAAATCACAGGATCTATGGGAATCTTTGGTTGTTTTTTATCATTATCATCGTGATTACACGCAGCAATCATAAACATAGGTACAATAAGTAACGTCGTTAGTATTTTTTTAAGCATGTGTTCCACCTGCTAATTTAAGATATTCAGATTTTCTTCCGTCAGTAGCAAACAACATATCCTGTCGTTCATCTACCCATACATCAGAATAGTCGCAACCGGCATACTCATCAAAGTAAGGTCCACCAATAGTCCAGTGAATGTTAGATATCTCTGATACATCTACACTCTGATCATAACCTACCAGATGATTCCATTTGTGTGGGATCTCTCCGATAAGATTATCGTCACCTAACCATTTAAACTGATGAAGATCAAGACCTGTTGCTGTATTAACGTATTCAGGTGTCAGTGCTGTGCATTTATTACAGTTATACAACACAACACTTGACCAGTTTTTCTTCTCGTACTTGGTCTGTGTAGCACCAAGAAATTTAACCTTCTCTTCTGGATCATGATCGTGTTTGACTACCATGACTGCATACCTGTCATCACATAGATCAAACAGGTTAGCCATATCATCAAGCACCAGCATATCACAATCCATAAACAAAGCCCAACCCTTATAATCATTAAGGTATGGGGTCAGGAATCTAGAGAACGAGAACTGTGTGGATTGAAGTAGGTTTCTATCACGCCACATAAGTCCTCCAAGCTGAGATAACATCAGTGGCGTAATGGATACCGGACGGCTGGCTCTAGCGTTAATAGAGTGAGCCAACACATTATAGGCTGCGATCTCGTTAGGATCCCAACCAATAAAAATAGGCATTACGTCTTTATTCATAGCTTTTTCTCTCCTTTAAAATAAAACTACGAATACACAATAATACCTTTTAATCTGATATACAATACCCCAATTGTTCACGAAGCTTTGCATAATCAAGCATCATGTCCAGAACCGCTGAATCTGTTTCAAGTTGTCCCAGTTCAGTCGCAGCTTTCTTCTGTTGTTCGTGGGTATAAACAACAACAGGTGGGCAGGTATTAAAAACCCCCCTTACGCAACCGGTCAACAAGCTCACGCACAGTAGGCTTGCGAGTACGTAGCTGCTTGTCTTTAATTTCGACTGTCTCATCTAGATCTTCCTTCTTTTGTGAGGTCTTGCCCCACCGGAATACGGCCCAAAACATGAGCACAATTACCAGTGAGGCAATACCAAACCCTATTAAACTAGACATCATCAGCGTTGATATTCTTTCCGAAATTACCAGCTAATAGATTGAGAACTTTTAGAATCGAGTTTATAATAGTATCGTCTGCTTTAGAGGGAGTTAGTGCAGTCACCGCCGTCGCGGCTGTCACTAATCCACATAGAGCCTGTACCCATTCAGGTATCAATGCCCATACACTCAATAACATTTCCATTTTATAAAATATCCTTTTTTTTCTGTTATTTTTTTTCTCTCAGGTTTTTTATAGAGATAAACCTTATTTATATAATATACCTAATAAACCTCAAATATGAAAGATTGTCAAGTATATTTCTTGTCGAAACTCTGTTTGATTTTATAGTCAGATGTCTTAAATATGGTTGGTACCATACCATCTCCGTACACATAAAGATCCATATCAACTTCCTGATCTCGCTCAAGAAGAGATTCAAAGTCTTGAGCTAATGCCAGTAATTCACCGGTAGTATAGAACGTTGTTTCTTTATTTGTTTTCTCATTAAGGATACCAACCTTAAGCCATTTCTTTTTACCATACAAATCTTTTTCTTCTATATCTTTAGGTGTGCCCTCATAGCAACAGTCCATACCAAAGATATGAAACTCTCTGAACCCCAACACATGCATAACACCAACCGATCTCATGGCTGAACAAGTACCACCTGTTATCATTTGTACTCCTTCAAGTTCTTTCATGTCTGTCAGGGAGTTAGTAAATGCATGCCATCCAAGTAGTTTACCTTTGTTCGTTTTGATGTGTTTGGTTACTTCAGGATTGGTCATGCTTGCAATAATATAATTTGTTTCAGGATGTGGTTCCTCAAGTAAGTCTTTTCTTACGTGACCATGTGTTGATACACCGTCGAATGGGCGCGGATCAAGAATGACACAACCCCACGGAATAATACCGTTCTCAATTAAAGGATTGTGTGAATGCTTAACACAAACAACCTTTGCACCTGAATCCTGAAGCTTCTTAATCTTGTTTAGATTCTTCTTCTTCTTGAACGAAGGGCCACCTGAAACTATAACAGTCTTTCCGTCATGCCAATGACAGGTTTCAACCATACGTTTGTTAAAGAGTTTAAGATTTTCTTTGACGTTAAACTGTATGTTATCTGAAGGTACACAGTCTCTTGGATTAACCTGTACAGGTACTCTATTAACATCAGGTAACTTTGGAAGCTTAGGATCATTTACAATCAACGCAAGACTAACATTCCCCCCACCTTTAACCCGATCACTGGAAGGAATAATTATCCGTTGCTTTTTACCGGTACGCTTCGTACCTCCCAACACATCATTATAAATATCATTGACGCCCCTATACTCTGGTTCTGGTATACCTCCTGATTCATCTTCAGTATAATAATCATCCATAACTATGACAGGGATGTTCTTGCAGTGATTAAAATCGCTCTTGACAGTTTCTATTGATTGACCACCATCTATAAAAACAAAATCGGGAAAAATATTATACATCCCACACATGCTTTTATCCTTTAGGATCTTCAGTTTCTCTTTTGAATCTCCTTTTATAAGATGGAACGTAAGTTTCTTATCCTCTAATTCATATTCTTTAGCTAACGCCTGAAGCTTTAAAGAAACTGCTTTCTTAGAGTAGTGAGCTTTTACATTAAATTCTTTCTTATCGCTAACCTCATCAGCATCTTCAAATAGATCTATGCCTGTGTAGTGTACTTCATCACTGTTCTGGAAAGCTGCCATAATCATACCGCAAGCTGTGTCTCCATTCCATGTACCGACCTCAAGAATATTCTTTCGTTTATAATGTTGAACCGTATTAAACAGGTCATGGTATCTGGCGGCAGTTACTCTTACTTCTCGACTGGTACGTTTCCTGTTGCCCTTTAAATGTATAATAGCTTTACTGAGTTCACATAGATCAAACGCTTCCAGTATCGTACAGTCAGGTGTCAGGTCAAGAGAACGCATACCATGTGCTTCATGTATGATACGCACCCTATCAAACACGAAGTTATCTGCGAAACACTTGAGTTTTAAAACCTCATCGCTGTTGTAGTAATTAACGTAATCATCCATAAATACAGGGGTAACACTACTACTAAGATTGAAACCTATAAATGAAGAACACGTTGCATATGCGTCTTTACGACCAAGATAAACGATGTCATATTCACTATCACAGACTTTCTTGAGAAGTTGAACTCCAACTGGTTCGTAGGTAACACTGTCGGCGTCGAGCCAAAGTAACCATTCAGTTTTGGCTTTATTAGCTGCCATGTTTTGTGCATATACTTTGTGACAAAATTTGATGGCATCTTCGTAGAAGTTGTAAGGTTTTTGTGGGAGTGTTCCATTGAATTGTTTGTTCCTTTCTTTGAAGTCTATTAAATCTTGATTGTCAAGCAGGTCTATATATTCTATGTTGTCTACCTGCGGGGCATCTTCCGGCATAGGGAAACCGTCACAATAACAAAGCAACTTAATTGTTTCAGGCCAGAACTCTATGAAACTTTCAACAAACCTTTTACCATACGTTTCCCAATCACGCACAGCAAAGGATGTTACGACTGTGAAATCTTTATTCATTATCATTGATCCAATAAATTATTGGTTAAAAAATTCTTAGGCATTTTATGCATGTATTCTATCCAGATATCACTATACGGACAGTTCCGGTATTCTTCAAACCACGGTCCACCTTTGGTATAGTGAATAGCTTTAGGCTCTATAGACTTACTGGTTATATCCGGAACGTAGTTCCATTCAGGTGGTAGTCCTCCAACATTTTCTTTGGTGGTCCACCTGAACTTATGAAGAAACGAACCCGTCGAATCATTAACGACAGTCTTATTAAGACGCATAACATCCGGATGCTGTAGATTAAACAACATCAACGAAGACCAAAGCTTTTTACTGTAGCGTGTCTGTATGATTCCATCAAGTTTATAACGTTCTTCCTTTGGGGGTACCCAGTTAAACTTAACACACATTACAGCATACTTCTTATCTACCAAAGAAAATAATTTCGACACATCATCCAGAAAAAGAAAGTCACCATCTACAAACATGGCCCACCCTTCCTTCTGTTGGAGTTTACATAGTTCCGGAACAAGAAAACGTGAGAAAGAAAACTCTGTAGAAAAAGGCTTACTATCTAGTGTGTCAAAGTATTGACCGGTTTCAGATAAGAAAGCCTTTCTGTAATATAGATGTTGGGTTTGTAAGTTCCTGCGATTAAGGAACTGGATAGAACAATCATCGTTATGGAGTGAGATACTGTACTTTGCAACAACAGATGATAGAGCTACGCGGTTGTCCCACCCTATAAAGATGTGGTTCTTCTGAGTAGTCATGTTATATATCTTATATAGTAGTTAAAAATATTAATGTCAACGTGTATACTTTAAAATAGTTTTAGTATATATACAATAGAAACTATTTATAATAATCCCAACCTTTCTAAATAATCGGGATGTAGAAAACCTCTTACAAGTTTACGTGCAGATGCCATTGCAACACGCGGATCTGTTTGTCCAAACATTTCAACCATAAGCCTGTTGCGTAAAGTTTCATTCCCCATTCTAAGAAATACATCAGGTCGTTTATCTGCTATAGCTTCTGCATTTATTTCCCTAATATCTTCCATTAAACTTTCTATCATTTCATTAGCAGATTCTACACCTTTAATATTACCATCCGCCTGTTCTTTATTTCTTCTTGCTAAAACTTTAGAAATCTGACTATAATAATAATCCTGCTTTGCTTTAGGTCTTGCTTCAAGAAAATTTATATACTGTTTTTGTAAACGTTTCTGACGTAAAGAAGTAGGAGTAAATCCAATGAAGCGTGCCATATGTTCTAATTTACCGATTTCTTGACTCGGCATAATCACTCGTCCTTTTAATGTTCTGATTGGTAAATTAGGATCATATATACTATGAAGAGCTTCCATCCCATTTCTTATTCCAATAGGAACAAAACTAGAAAGAAATTTTAAAGATGGTTCATTGAAACCAATACCTGTTTGTCTCATATCTTGTGCAGCATCTTTTGCTCTTCTCATACCGTCAAATAATAAAGCACCAGCAGGACCAAAAGCAGTTACCAGATCACCAGTAATAAGATTATATGGAATTACTTCTGATGTTGTTATCCGTTTTGATACATCTATACCTAATATATGGCTTGCAGGTCCACGAGTAATCATATCAACGGTAGTTCCACCAAATCCCATTTCAGCTAATGCTTCTCTCATACCAAACTCAAGATCAAAACCATTTAATTTAGCTGTCTTACTTAATTCCTTTAACATAACTCTTACATTCTCCATCCACGGCGCACCCATAGCACCACCTGCAAAGAAAGTTGTTACAACTAATCCTCCTAATAAAATACTTCCTATACGTCTATCAAGTTTTCTTTGTTCAGCTGTCTTACCTTCAGTTCCTCCTCCCTTAGTACCCATAATTATTCTAAGTGATTGCGCCCAAAGACCTATATACTGTAATACAAACGACATAAACTGTGTAGCTACATTCATTAAAGGATGCTGAAATAATTGTGGCCTATTTTCTTTAGTAATTAAAAATTGAGACTTTAATACCACCATAGTTGCAGCATTCTCAGGTGTCATCTCTTCAAATGACCATTCAGTAACTTGAGAAAAATCACTAAACTTCTTCAACATATCTGTAGAACGTGATGCTAAACGATATGCAGCCAATGCTGCTGAGATACGGTTTATCTGTTCAACATAAGCAAATGCAAAAGCACTGGCTGTTAATACTTTAGCCCCAACCTGTCCTAATGTTCCGTTACGACCAAAAGTAAATCTTGATTCAACTGCTCCTATATTTTCTGTTATATTAGAACCAAGTTCTATGTTCATGATAGGTTGAATAATACCTTTACGATA